GATCAGATACGCAGTGTTAGCCGTGTCAAAGTTATGATGGGTAAAGCTAAACTAGTTGGCGCTTTCTACGAAGGTGGTGAACCTGCCACAGGTTACGATGATGAGTTTGACTTTGTAATGGACGTTAAGAACAGAGACAGTCTCAAGTACATTGATGCCGTAGTAGGTAAACTAATGAAGAAGAAAATCTCACCTGCAGAGCACACCATAGCTTTACTTGGTGAAACACGTAGCTTGCCTAACGGCAATCCATACATGGTAACTAACGCCTCACTCAGTGAGTTCGTTGGCTTGGCTGACGGTGATAATGAAACACTACAGAACTTCTTGGACTACATTGATTCTAGTAACGAGTACGTTATTAGTAAGTGGGAAGAGAATAATGTGGAAACACTATCTCCATCTGACCAGGATATAGTTGCCAACATAGTTGATGTGGAGGACTTTGACCAGTGAACCACCCTGCTGAACTAGCACTGCATCAGTATCTTAGAAACGCTATTGATGGTAAGTCTGAGATGTCTCAGGATATCATTGATAAAATTAAACAAGATATTGGTGAAGCTCTTGACAAGCAGTTTAATACTGCAGAGGGTAAACAAGAGTTTAAACTTAGGATGTCCAACATTGGGCGTCCGAAGTGTCAGCTATGGTTCGAGAAGAATGATCCCGATCATCAGGAGCCTCTGCCTACGTCATTTAAAGTCAACATGATATTTGGTGACATGGTAGAGGCTCTACTAAAAGGATTGCTTAGAGCATCTGGTGTGCAGTTTGGCGATAACGAAAAGGTATCACTGCCACTCAACGAAAAAGAAGAACTCTCTGGTGAGTATGACATGTTGCTAGATGATAAGATAGACGATGTTAAATCTGCTAGTGCTTGGTCATACGAAAACAAGTTTGTTGACCTCTACACGTTAGAGAGTGGTGATACTTTTGGTTACGTTCCACAGCTTGTAGGCTACGCCACAGCAGCTAACAAAAAAGTTGGTGGTTGGTGGGTTGTAAATAAAAACAACGGTAGCTTCAAGTATGTATCTGCAGCAGAAGTAGACAAGGACAGAGTGCTACAAAAGATAAAGGATGTACACAACTACCTTGAAAGCAATGCACCGTTTGAGAGATGCTTTACAGAAGAGCCAGAGATATACAGAGGTAAGGCTAGTGGTAACTATAAGCTACCCAAGTCCTGCACATTCTGTAACCACAAGATTAAATGCTGGCCTAATCTAAAGAGTTTACCATCAAAGGTATACAGTGGTAAGAAAGAACCACCAACCGTACATTACACAAAACTAAGAGGTGAATATTAATGACTACAGTAACAATCAACGACAAAGACTATGCAACAGACGATATGTCTGACAGCCAAAAAGAGATAGTACAACTGTTGCAGCAGAACCTAGTATCTGTTAATATGCTAGAGCACTGGTTACAGTGTGTTAAGTTTGTAGGGGAGATGAAGACACGAGAACTAGAGAAGTCTTTAAATGTAGAAAAAGAGATGGTTCGTGCTCGTAACGAAAAAGGACACTTTATAGCAGATGACCCAAACACCCCAGAAAACGAAGCGTGGGTTGAGAAACCCAAAGAGAAGAAGGAGTAGCTCTAGAAGGTATCGCAGTGGATTAGAAAATGAAATCGCTGAGTACCTAAAAGATCACCAAGAAAAAGTCAGGTATGAACGTTTAAAAATAGAGTGGGAAGACTTACGATATAGAACGTACACGCCTGATTTTATTTTAGACAATGGTATCATAATAGAGACAAAAGGTATCTTTGATACTGAAGACAGACGTAAGCATCTAGCCATACGAGAACAACATCCAGAGCTAGACATACGGTTTGTCTTCAGTAACAGCAAAGCAAAGTTGTACAAAGGTGCAAAGTCTAGATACTGTGAATGGTGTGACAAACACGAGTTCAAATGGGAACATCGTATCATACCTGAAGCATGGCTAAAAGAAAAAGGCAAACCTATTAGAGTTAAACTTATACCTTTTAAGGGAGAGAAAAAAATAACATGACAAAATATGCAATAGGAAAAGACGAAGTAGCTCTAGTCTTGAAGCCTTGTTCTTTTGATGGCAAGGGTAGATGGACAGGAGAGTTAAACACTGGTCTAGTTGTAGGTGAACTTAATATGCTAACTCCAGAAGACACATCATACTTAGTGCATTTAGCTACGTTGATGGGTGCATTTTTAGAGCTTGCACAATACGATCAAGACCTGTATAATTTAGTAGAAGAACACAGAAATGAACTAGTGGGTTATGAGAACGAAGAAGATGCACCACTGTACGAAAAGGTAGAGGGTACTGACGGTAAAGTTCTAAAACTTACTAGATTTACAAAAACACAAGGAAGCGCATAATGGATACTATGGATAATATTGATACACTTACTATGAACGGACAGACATTGTTTAGCGATTTAGATGACGTTAGGTTTGATCCAGTTACTAAGCCATCTCACTACAATATAAATGGTGGTATGGAATGTATTGATATGATAAAAGAAACTTTAGGGATAGATGGGTTTGTTGCGTACTGTAGAGGTAACATACAAAGATACAATCATAGAGCACCACACAAACATTCTAATCCTGTAGAAGATATGAAAAAACTACGACAGTATGCTGACTTTGCAATCAAAGCACTAGAGGAGAAACATAAGTGAGGGAGAAGAAGAAGTTTAGCGTTACATTTCTATTAGAAGTAGATGAGCCATGTAACGTTCTGTCAACCGTAGAAGACGCACATGTGGAAGATGTACACGATCTGATACACAATACGTTTCACGATATAGATGATGTAAACATAGAAAATTTAAACATAAGGGAGAGGCTATGATCAACGCTAGTGACATCGAAGCATTTGAATATTACAATGAACTAGATAATAACAACATACTGCCAACAGATTATCAGACATTTATATACAAGTCTAGATACTCCAAGTGGCTACCTGAAAAGGGCAGACGAGAGAACTGGAGTGAGACTGTATCACGCTACATGAATAATGTAGTAAAAGATATGGTGGATAAAAAAGTCTTTGATGAACTAGAACAATCTATACTATCGTTAGACATCATGCCAAGCATGAGAGCCATGATGACAGCAGGTCCAGCAGCAGATAGAGACAACACATGTATGTACAACTGTAGCTACGTAACTGTTGACGATCCAAAAGCATTTGATGAAATAATGCAGATACTTCTTTGTGGAACAGGTGCTGGTTTCAGTGTTGAAAGACAGTATATAAACAAGCTACCAGAAGTGCCAGATCTGTTTGAAAGCGAAACAACAATAGTTGTACAAGACAGTAAAGAGGGTTGGGCTAAGTCATTCAGACAGCTACTAGCTTTGCTGTGGGCAGGTGAGATACCCAAGTGGAACATGTCTAAAGTTAGACCTGCAGGTGCTAGACTAAAAACGTTTGGTGGTAGAGCATCAGGTCCAGCGCCACTGGTAGATCTGTTTAACTTTACTGTGCAAACATTTAAGAACGCACAAGGACGTAAACTAAATGCGTTAGAGTGTCACGATATTATTTGTTTTGTAGGACAGATAGTAGTTTCTGGTGGCGTTAGACGCAGTGCTATGATATCATTATCAAACCTGAGTGATGATCGTATGCGTCACGCTAAGTCAGGACAGTGGTGGGAAAATGCAGGGCATCGTGCTCTAGCTAATAACTCTGTAGCTTACACAGAGAAGCCTGACATGTATTCTTTCTTGCGTGAATGGACATCACTTGTAGAAAGTAAATCTGGTGAAAGGGGAATATTTAACCGTGAAGCATCAAGAAAACAAGCTGCAAAGTATGACAAACGTGATCCGAACTATGAGTTTGGAACTAATCCTTGCAGTGAGATTATACTTAGACCGAATCAATTTTGCAATCTTACGGAGGTTGTGGTTAGGGCAACAGACGATGTGGAGGCGTTGGAACGCAAAGTGCGCCTTGCAACGATCTTGGGAACTATCCAATCAACGTACACCAAGTTCCCATACTTGCGAAAGGTGTGGCAGCGAAATACAGAAGAAGAGCGTCTGTTGGGTGTGTCACTCACAGGGATAATGGACAACCCATTGATGACTACAAAGAACAAAGGATTGGAGAAGACACTTGCCCACCTTCGTAGAGTTGCAAATGACACTAATATTGAGTATGCCAATAATCTCGATATACCTGTTTCTACGGCTATTACTTGCGTTAAGCCCTCTGGAACGGTATCTCAACTCGTGGATAGCTCATCTGGCATTCACGCTCGTCATAGCCTACACTATATACGAACTGTACGTGGCGATATCAATGACCCTCTGACACAGTTCATGAAAGATCAAGGCATACCTAATGAGCCATGCGTTATGAAACCAGACACAACTGTAGTGTTTAGTTTTCCTATCAAAGCTCCAAAGAAAGCTATAACTAGGAACGACATGACAGCCATAGAACAACTAGAGACATGGCTGATGTATCAACGGCACTGGTCAGAGCACAAACCTAGCATCACCTGCACTGTGCGTGACGATGAGTGGCTAGAAGTCGGAGCCTTTGTTTATAAACATTTTGATGAGATGAGTGGTATATCCTTCCTACCCCACTCAGATCACACATACCAACAAGCACCTTATCAGGAGTGTAGCAAAGAAGAGTATGACAAACTCGCTAAAGCTATGCCTCGTAATATAAAGTGGTCAGCTTTGTGTGATTATGAAAAGGAAGATAACACCGTAGCTATGCAAACACTAGCCTGTAGTGGCGATTCGTGTGAGATAGTTGACTTAACATAAAGGAAAATAAAATGGAAATAATTGGATTAATTGCGGCTGTATTTATAGCGTTACAAACAGTAACTTATATACCAAAGGTATCAGTGTCAGCAGAGATTAAGCAGCATGAAGTAGTAGAGAGCACTGAGTAGTGTATGTACTAGTGATCATAATGTCTGTTGCACCAGGATTTATTAGAGTCCAAGCAATTGATCACGTATATCCCACTATGGAGATGTGTAGAAATGGTGCGGCTTATATAACTAGTGAGCTTATGAGTAATAAGCCCTCTCCTGAATCCACCGTGTCTGCTTATTGTACTGAGATACCAACAAAAGTATAATGGATATAGAGCGTGAAGCACAGATACACATGGAGAAAAAACTAAAGCTTTTCTTTGAGGAGCTAGAGGTAAAGCTGCGGCCTGTTAGAAAACACATAGAAGAGAACTTGTGTGATGGTCTATACAAAGCTAGAGCTTTACAGGACAT